TACTGCTACGTCTACTGTTTCTGCTGTTGTGCAACTTACCGAGAAGTCTATCTGGTTACCTGGTATGATATCAAAGATACCTGCAGAGTTCTCAACTACAACGGGCATTCCGTTGTTTCCGTCAAGTGGTCCTGCTGCCTGGTTAGACCAGGAAGGTCCACCAAATATTTGTTGTACTGAAACCCCATCTCCTGCAAACTTGAAAACACTGCAGCCATCTGTGGCGCTAGTATGATCAGGTGAGCATGACATGCTGATTCTTACAACTCGATTCATCCCTTCTGGGTTAGTTGTGCTTTGCGAACTTCCGAGCAACTGACTGATACTGGTAAATGTTCCAGCTACCAATGTAGATGCTGCGAGAGTGTAGGTTCGTGTTTGTAGTCCTGCCATTGTTTTATCTCCTTATATTCGGAAGTAGTGACGGGTTGACCCGATCTTAGTTCCAGGCAAGGCCTTCCGTGCCCATGCCCCGACTGCTGCAATACCTACAGCCTGGATTAACGCTGTTCGTCCCGTTGTGGTCTTGACTAATTTCTGTGCGTTGTTTCCTAATTCAGTAACTGCCGAGCTAAGGTTGCCTGCCATTACTTCATCAGTAACGGACTTTCCGTTACCGCCGTTTAGGTCGTCAAATATACTAAAGCCTGCCGCCATCCCAGTAATACTTGGATGCGGTGTTACGAGTTTTCTTGCCATTGTTTTTCTCCTTGGATTGCCCGTGTAAGCTCTTCGAGCGGTTCGACGACGCTGACCTTTCCTGGTTGATCGCTTACGTTTGCGCGAGGTATCGTAAGACTTTTTGCTGATAAGCTTGCCATCTCTGAAATACATCCGGCGACCATTGGCTCCTTTCCTGGTGTAGAGTCCCACGGGCATATACTCAGATATGAGTAACACTATTAAAGCTGATGGGAACGCTCTGCAGTTTTTTTAGATCGTAGTTACTTATTTTTGAGTATACTGGAAATGTTTTATACTAGAACTTACTGGATTATTGCTGATAAGATATGAGTTTGCCAAAAGAGAACAAGTATAGCCTGGGCACGCCTTCGTTGATGCGTGGCCTTGAGAAAGGACAGGAGTGTGAAGTAAAATTCCTCACTGATCCTAAGCCTGTGGAAACAGAGCACGGTAGTAAGTTTGACATTCAGGTACTCCTACTATCTCACCCTCATCCTGACTACTCTTCTCTTGATAAGAAAGGAAAGAGACTTACCTGGAGAACTAACTGCCATGTAGTGAGAGTAACCATTGCGGATCTCTTTGCTAATGAAGTAATAGACTTCCAGAAAGATTGGTATGAGCTTACCTGGACAATCTCCTGCAGAGAGGACGGAAACATCTGGGTCGAAGCATGAAGCGACGCTGCAATCTTTGCTTACAATCTAAGGATCACCTTAAGACAGATAAGTTTAGCAATGAAGTAACAGTATGTTACGAATGCCAGGGAATCCTAACCAAAATAATCAAACAGAATTGGATTGCTATCTGAAACAAAACCTTTTAGACGCGTACTAGGAGAAAGGGGCAAAAACTATGCTATTCTATCAAAATCCATTAAAGAAAGGTTAAGGATTAAAGGATGAGGTGGGGTAGCATAGGGTATAAAAAGCGAGTTTGGGGCGTAGAAAGGCACTCCAGGGGCGTTGTTTGGCGTTTCTGAGGCTAGTCAAACCCGAACTTGCCGTGTACCAGTTTCGTCGTTTTTGTTTTGCCCTGGTTCTTTGCTGCTTTAGAAATAACTGGGATCAACTTGGACGCTGCAGCTTGAACATACCAGGGTTGATCCTTTAATTCTTCAGTCATACTATGCAACAACGAAAGCTGAGAGCCTTCCTCCGTCTTGCCGAGTTCCTGGGCAGCATTCCCCATAGCACCGTTCCAAAAATCTATCGCTGCCTTTCTACCCTGAGGGATCATGAACTCCTCGAAATCGACCAGGGCTTGCTCACGGATTTGGTTGGTGATCACTCCAAGGCTAGCTAACAGAGTTTCGTCTGATTCTTCCGACAGTAACCAGGACTCAATCTTTTTCTGAGTTCTTAACGGGATCCAGTAAGTATAAATCAGCAAGTAAAGCGCAAAGCTCAAGACCCAAACAAGAGCGAATAGTTCATCGGTCATATTATCATCTCTGCGAGTTTACGTTTAACAAAACTTTTAGATACTGTATATCCCTTACGTATCAAACAACTGAGAACCCAAGCAGGGGCTAGACCAGGGAAATAATAAGCAATGCCTAAATCCTTAACAGCTTGATCTATACATTCCTTGACAACACTATCTGGAGGTTCAGGTTCCGTAGAAGGGGGCCATCCATATTTCTCTGGATCAATCTCGTACCCTTCCTCTCCTTGTTGCATTAATAATAATTTAAGTTCTTCTAATTTTTCAGTTACAAATGGAGGAATATTTTCAAGGCTTTCCATAATCGCCACCATTGCGGCGATTGCTTCGTCTCCCTTATCATAGAGAGCTCCCAGGACAACTCCTTTTGGCAGTCCAATATCAACGGAGGGTACCACTTCAGCTATTGCGATCAATGAATTCAGTGTTTGAACTTTTTTATCAAACTTAGATAACGTTACCCAGACTATCGCAATCAAAAGAGGACTTAAGGTCGGGATTAATATTTCAAGCCATTTAGACCATTCTATTTCTTTTAGAATATCTTCTGGTGTTGGTTGTTTAGCCAATTAGCCTAATTCCTTCAAGGATAGCTACTGCAGCCAGGAGGAACCTCATAAGGAGCTGCTCCAGGTTATAGTCTTCGTACATTAATCCGAGGTTCTGTAGATCCTACCTGCCATACTGCATATTTGTACTCTAGCAGTGGAGTCCTGGATATTAGCTGCCGTGGCTTTGACTTCAGTATAAGGCGGAATGATCACTTCTATGAGATTCGAAATAGTTTGATTCGCTGCCGTGCTCCCGCCATAGTCAATATAACTTTGAACGACACTATTGTTCAAATAAAATCTATATTGGAACACTTCACCAGCAGCCTCCACATAATTAAATTGAACCGTACCAACGAAATAAAAATTACCTGTCCTAAAATTTAGCATATCGGCCTCAGTACTAATATCTAAAAGACCGCTGTAACCATAAGCGTGATCTCCAACTATTTCGAGAGCTTCTGCTGCCCCAGTGAAACTCCCGCCTACTGGATTACCTGCACCGCCGATTATAGCCATGCTGATCCTAAGGTGCGTAAGTGATTGATACTGCTACGTCTACTGTTTCTGCTGTTGTGCAACTTACCGAGAAGTCTATCTGGTTACCTGGTATGATATCAAAGATACCTGCAGAGTTCTCAACTACAACGGGCATTCCGTTGTTTCCGTCAAGTGGTCCTGCTGCC